AACTACCTCTAAGGCCCGGTAAGTTGGGGCGAAATAACCCTGCCTGAAATCACTAAAAATATAATAATTACTTGGTTCTAAATATATTATGTTAAGAAATATAGCACAGAGATTTACGAACATGAACAGCCACAAAAGGATAGAGCCGCGAATAAAATAAACAACCAAGGCTGAGCATATTAATAGAACAGCGCGAATAGCTGAGCTCGTTACATAGAATTGAAAGTAATTAGTATTTGGCATTAGCCATGATTTATTGGCCCACTCGAATAGTAGGCCAATAATTATCACAGAACAAATCAAAAAATTAGTCTGGTTTCTTATCGCCATCATCGCCAATCGATACTTTAAAATTTAACATGATACTTCCTTTCTATTTAGTTAAGTTATTAAAAATTAATTGTAACACAGGTTATTATAACGAACAAAGTTGCTGACACTAAAACAGATATTACATTGCTTGAGTGACAATATGGTTCTGGTGGCGGCGGTCGCTGCATCATGATTATTTCCCCTGCCTGGTATTAGCGTAGTTAACCCCAAAGCTCGCGCTTACTATCACGCCGAATAGCGTAGTTATTGGCAAAAACAACTCTGCTACCTTTGTGGTTGCTACTGCTATAGAGTCCGCATCACCCAGTCCGAAGCTTTCGCATATTAGCAACGTCAAGGCAACTATCAAATACAAAGTATACAAGTTAGTAACTCTATTAGATAAGTCTCGGCGCATCATACCATTTGGGTCAAGCGTCTTAACCATGAGAACCTTAGCCTCGGCACTCTCCATATCAGTTTCGATCCATTCTGACGCAATATTCTCGATTGATTTAACAATGCCGCCGCCGAACAAGCTTGACAGAAAGCTCATAATTAATCCTCCAACTGAAAGTGTGGTAAATCTTTGAAGCTTTGCCATAAGCCACCCCAGGATAGTTTATAGCCAAGTTGATTTGCAGCCTGGAGCATCGCCACAGCAACAGCCGTTAGATGATCAACTTTCCAGCTTGCTTTACCGTCAACGTATGCGTAAACGTCCAGAGCTAAGCCGCTTTGATGCTTAGATTTAATTCTCAACCCGTCACATTTACTTGCGCCGCGATTAAATAGCTCGTATTGCTCGGTTGTTGTGCGCTTTCCGCCAAACTCAGGAATACCAAAATCGACTTTGGATATTTTAATCGCCAACATGGCAGTCTCAACTAATCGAGGGTCAGCAGTTATCATTCGCTCATGTGATTTTTTACTGAAATTAAAATTATTCATCACTATCTCCAATTTCATTAGTTAAATCGATAAAGTCCTTAGCGGCTTCTACTGGTTTTTGACTGTACGGTCGATACTTAGTTCCAGTGTGTTCCGAGTGAATCAGCACCAGGCCATTTAGTAAATTTAAGCCATCGAGACTGCCAACGTGGCAATTTGTGTTTTCGATGTCGTGTATCAAATCGACTAGTTTAATTATGTTCAATTCATGTAGTGTCATGGTGGTTCCTTTGTTGTTTTACTACTGGCAAAGCCCGAATTAACGGGCGATTACTAACTACTCCGATGCTATCCTTTTGATCATTTCCCACTCTTGTATTTCTTTTAGGTCGCCGCATACCGACTTTTCAAACTCGCCTTGATATGGCACCTTGATTGCGTAAAACCCGTTTTTCCGATTACCTTTGATATTTGATGAATACATAGGGAATCCAGATTTTCCCGGCGCCGGATCGCCTAATATCATTTCGTTGCCAAAGCCGTACTTTTTGATTATGTCTCTATAATCCGTTGACTTTGGCACTTCGAGCAACAACTTTAGCTCGCTGGTTTTTGCCTTTGGTAAATAGCCGTGCTTAACGCTTTTCCACGTCACTTTACATGGTCTAACGTTAAACAGAAATGCAGCAACACCACCGAGATTAAACTGCAAAACTTCAGTAGATCCAAATGATTTAGCTAGATCCTTTAGCGCCTTATTTCTTGTCTCGATGCTAACGATACAGCTTTCTATTTGATCGAGCGTTTCTTTTTCTGTTATTTGAAAGTATTTGAATTTCATTTTATTCTCACTTTTATTATTGAACTTATATCACTTAGCTGATTTGTTATTAATGTGAGACCAGTCCAATTGCTTTATTGCCTCAACGGTCTCAGCAACTTTATTTAGCTTGACCATTGCCCGATTAAAATTAGGCTGCGGTATGCCGTTGAGTATGGCCGCGCTGCTTTCTGGCTTACCATTAACTAAGTGCTGATTTATCGCCTTAATCAATGGTTCGCTTTCTATTCTGGTTAAGCTGATTAATAGCTCAACCCGTTCAGTGCTTTCGTTGCCAGCCAATAAGTATTTCATATTAATAACTAATCGTTACGGCTGGAATTAAGCCCTTGGCAATTGATTTAACTGCCAGTTTTGCTTGCTCCTGGCTTAGTCCAGCATGAATAAACGCCTCCATAGCTGTGCGGTTTATGTTGCCTTTGTGGTTCTTATCAGCCTCACGCGCTGCTTGTTCTCGCTTTTGTTGATCGGCTAAGTCTTGCTGGCGTTGAGCTTCGGCTACTTGGGCGTTTTTGGTGGCAATTAACTGATCGTTGTAAGAGTAAGCCTCGCCAATGTACTCAAGATATTCGGCAAGCTTAACTTGTTTTGATGCGTTTTTCTTGGCTGTTACTGCCTGTCTATCAAAATCAATTTTAGCGTTGATTTCGTAAGCCTCAGCGATATAAGTTAGCCATTCGGCATCCTTGGTGGCTTGCTTTGCTGCGACTTCGCGGGCGGCGGCATTAATCGCATCTTGAGCCGCTTTATTTTCCGCATCAATAACGGCTTGTTTGGCTGCAATTGCGCGCTGTTCTGCTGCGACTTTATCACGCTCGGCTTGTGCTATTCGCTCAGCGGCTTCGGCTTCCGCTTTCGCTTTAGCTTCGGTGGCGGCTTTTTCTGTGGCGGCTTTTATCTCAGCCAGTCGATCAGCTTCAACTTGTGCCGCTTTAAAATCAACCAACTCGTTATCTCGCAAGCCATCTTCATGCTGTAACTCATATTCAATCAAGAATGATTCGGTATCAATTACTTGGGCTTTTTCTGCCTTGTCGATGGTTTCCCAAGCCGTTAATGGTTCTCGGATTTCTTCAACAAGAGCGTTTAAAAAGTCCTTTGACTTCTTGCGGTTTGCGTCAATAGCCTTTGGTATTAATTTGTATTCTGCCGCTAAATCCTTGCCATGGCTCTCAAGGAATGTTTTTACCTTGGTTACTTTTGTTACGTTAGCTTTAATGGCATTACGACCCTTCAAAGTCGAAACGTCGGGGACGTGAGCGGTCGCTTCCACCTTGACCTTTTCAAGCGTGTCATCAAGCCGATCGCCTTTAGTAAAGAACGGCACCAGCTCAAGTTTTTCGATTACTAATAGTTCAGTTTTCATTTTAACCTTCTCCTTGGTTTGATTTTGAAAGCATCAATTCAATACCCATTACAAAAGCTTTGTCATCTGCAATAGAATTCTCCAATCTTTCTATTTGAGACTTGATGGTTACATCAAACAAATCAGCATCAATGGCTATGCCCGAACTTAACGACCCGCCATTAATGAAACAAACGGCGTGATCTAGATGCGATGCCTCACATGTTTTTGATAACTCATTTAAATTATCAATAACTTTCTCAGCATCTTCGATTTTCTTGATTTTATCTTTTATTAATTTCATTTCATCCGCCTGTTAGTTGTTAGCCTCCAATTATATTAGAGGCTTATTATTGTTTTGTATGTTAGACCTTGGTCGTAGTCGCTAAAAAGGAATATCGTCGTCCCATCCATCATCTAAATCAGGCGCTTGAGCTTGTTGTTGTTGTGGCGCGTGTTGTGGTGCTTGCTGCTGTTGCGCTTGTTGTTGTTGAAAGCCTCCCTGCTTTTGTTGCGGTGCGCGCTGTTGCTGTCTAGGCGCTTGTTGTTGGCTACTTTTCTGCTGCTGACCTTGGTTGTTATTATTTTGCTGGTTCTGGTTGTCATCGTCAAAGATTGAGATCATAACCATGTCGCGCTGCTGCCCGTTGTTTTTTGCCGCAAGCGCATTTTGCTTTAATAAAACGCCAGCTAGTGAAATTGTTGGATCTAACAGCATGTAATCGCCGTTTTGATTGTTAAGCATTACACCTAGTTTGGTGTACTCACCTTTTTCCTGGCCTTCGTTATTAGTGTATGAACCTGTTTTTGCTACGATACGTTTAGCCATGATATTACCCTTTTAGATTGTCAATAATGAATTGCTTGTATAGCGGATCTGTAATTTGGTCTAATACGCTACTATCTTTATTTGCTGCATCAATCCAAGACTGATCGTCATCGGTTAACTTTGGTGGTTCGATAACTAATAGAGGGATAGTTTTTTTAACTCTAACGCGCTTGTTTTTCTGTATGTATGCGGTATATCCTGACTGGTCTATGTGAGACAAAGCGCCAACAACTAAACCACCGACCTCTTCACCACCCCATTTAACAGTCTCATCGCCAATTATTTTAATAGTTTTACCAACCCAACAGTCGGACTCTTCACCCCAGGCACCGGCCAGAACTCGAATCATTCCCTTGTTTGGTTTGTATGGCTTGCCATTACAGCCAGCAAAGTTAATTGTTACTGGTTGCTGATCTGAGTTAGTAACATGAACCGACTCAATTAGAGCAATCAAACTTCCATTGCCAACATCAACATAATTTAATTGATCTGATTTTGATTGCATTGCCCGTTTTACATTAGCCATGATATTCACCGCCCATTTTTTCTACTGTTAAATCGACTTCTGCCAAAAATGCCACTAATAAAGTTCTAGCCTCATTGATGAATTCTTCGTAATTTTCGCGTCTAATGCCTTTAGTGAAAAGATTGTTAACCTTATTTCGATCATCAAAATGGCCAAATATCCACCACTTTACGCAGTCATCCATAATCATAGGGCATAAGCATTGCAACAAATGTTCGCTTGGCACTTCGTCGGTCATGATGTATTCGATGTGTTTTTTGCCCGCTTTTGACTTTGTTTCGTAGCCGCCGACGATAACGCCATCTTTGTAACATACGAAATCAGGACTGTATTTAAACGATGGTAGAGTATCGCTCTGTAGCATACCGCAAGACTCTAGTTTGATTCCGTGGCGATGCTCTGCCGCCTTACCTGAATGTGGCTCTAAATCGTTACCGCGCTCCATATCCGCCGAACAGAAATCATTTATTTCCATTTCGCTTTGACGTTCAGAAACAAGTTCAAGAATCAATGTGACCTGTTTGTCGCGGCTAGCCTTTGTTTGCTTCCCCTCTTTTACGCAAGCCAACTTATCGCCGTCAAATTCCCAGGTCTTGCCACCCATGACCCACTGAGCTTTCGCATTTGAATAACATGCACCTAGCGCCGACTCTATTCTAGTTCCCGTAACTCGTGCCCAGCGCTCCTCGTGCCATTGATCGCTACCCTGCTTTATTTCTAATATTTTCATGATTAATCTTCCTTAGATTTTTTTAGCTGACTTAAAATGTCGTCATAAACAGTTTCGATTGCTAGCATCTGAGAAACATCAACCCAGTTATCGTTAACTTGTATTGATAATCCGTCCAAATCGAATTGCTCAGGTTCGCCTTTAAATTCAAAGCTTGATTCTTGTCTTGGGAAGTAGTAGCCGTTAACTGTTGCGTCATAAGAATGACCGTTGATATCTATTGTTACGCTCTCGCCTGAAATTATTTTCATGCTACTCACCTTCGCCGCTGGTTAACATCAACTCAAACGCTTCAACGATTTGACGATCTTTTTCGACGCTTAGATTTAGTTGTTTTTCTTGAGCTTCGATAGCTGCCATAAACAAATCAAGGTTAATTTCTACAGGGTAATGACCTTGGTCGCTGCCATTTGTAAAGCACAAACAAGGCTTAATATCTCTTTCGCCAAGCTCAATATCCTTTAACCTTTTAATATTTCTAAGCTCTTTTTCTACGCGCTCTATCTTTTCGATTTTTGCTTTTAGGATTTTCATAATTATCTCGTTTTGTTAAGTTGCTGTGGACGATTTAAGGGTTGCCATTACAATCAATATCACCATTATAAGCACCCCAATCGCCAGAATTAACCATTTCGCAATAATGCTGCTCTTGCAATAATTCATCTTGGTAATCCATTTCGCCGGCAATAGAAAAGAATCCTATCGCCAATGCTGCTATTAGTGCTTTCTTAAAAAGTGGTTTCATATTGGCTCTCCGTGTTGATGACTTAAATATAATCCATATTATTTTTTATGTCAACACAAAATTACAATTGTGTTATTATTTTTTGCGTGGTATGATTCACCTACTTTAGCAAAACGAGATTACATATAATGGAAAAAATAAACAATACAGAGCTTGGGTTAATGGTATCAACAGGGGCTGTTAGCGGTGCTATAGCGACGAAAAGAAGCGGGCACTATGAGCTAGTAATAGAAACAACAAAAAAGGCGTTTATAGTAAAAACAAAGCGTGGATCAATTAGGGAGTTCAAAACCCTAACCGCTGTTGAGTCCATGCTTAATGAAGTTAACATCAAATCATTCAGTGTCGTGGGGTAGATCATGCAGGGATGGGTGAGCATACATAGGAGCATCACCGACCACTGGCTATGGAAGGATCAGCCTTTCTCAAAAGGTCAAGCCTGGGTTCATTTAATAATGCTGGCTAACCACAAGGACAATAAGTTTTTAATCAAATCAACGCTCGTAGAATGCAAGCGCGGACAGATAGCAAGAAGCCTATCAGGACTAGCAAAAGAGTTCGGATGGACGGTAAAAAAGGTTAGAGGACTTCTCTCGATGCTTGAAAGCAACGGGATGATAAGTGTAAAAAAGGGCACAGTTACTAGCATTATAACTATATGTAACTATGAGGATTATCAATCAAATCAGAATGACGAGGGCACAGCAAGGGCACAGCAAGGGCACGATGAGGGCACGACAGGGGCAACAAACAATAATGTTAATAATGAAAACAAGAAAGATATGTCAGATTCTGCCGAATCAGAGCAACCTAAAAAGGTCGATAAAGTCCCTTATAAAAAGATAGCTGATTTGTATCAATCGATATTGGTCGATACTGGTGAGTGCGGAATGGCGTTAGTTAATATGCAAACACTAACGACTAAAAGAAAAACAGCGATCAAGAAATACTGGACTCGAGAAGGCAAGCACGGGATCGAAAGAGTTGAAGGCTATTTTAATTGGCTGTGGAATAACCGCGGTGATCACTCTTGGATATTTGGCACCGAAGGAAAATGGAAAGCAGACCTCGAGTATTTATTACGTGAAGAAACAATTGCGAAAGCTCGAGAGCAACGACTAAGTAACTTTGGAGGCACTCAATGAACCAGTGGCAAGCGTTTAATATCGAAGCAGAGGAAAACTTTATAGGCTCTGTTTTTAAATTGGGATTAGGAAGTGAGGCATTGGCAAAAGCGTTTAGCCAATTAACGCCAGAGGATTTCTATAAAACTAAGAACCAAAAAATATTCTCACTACAAAAACAATTATTTTTCAACGGTGAGCCAATCGACTTGCTAATCATGGCAGATCAACTAGGCGGTGACGCGCTTACATACATTGGCTCTATAATCAAAACCGTTCACTCCGCAGCTAATATTAGTGGGTATGTTCAACTAATAAAAGAACGTAGCTTAGAACGGGTAACGCTGGCCAAATTAAACGAATCTATAGCAGTTTTAACGGGTGTTGGCAGTTCCAAAGATAAGATTAACGATATAGCGTCATTAATGGCAACTATTGAGCAGGATAATTCAATTGGCCAAGGTGGCGTTACCCACGTTAAAGATATAGCCATGGCATGGCTTGATATTTACGAAGAGAGAATTAACAACCCTGACGCGGCAGGAATAAAGACAGGCATTACCGGTCTTGATGATTTATTTGGCAATCGCGGAGTTGGAAAAACCGATCTCATTGTCATAGGAGCAAGACCAAAGATGGGTAAAACTCAACTTGCACTAAAGATGACCGAGCATATAGCCACCACCACCAGAAAGCCTGTAATGGTTTTCTCAATGGAAATGTCAAACGAGCAAGTATTTGAACGAATGCTATCTAGCAGCTCTCAAGTTGCCACTGACAATTTCTATCAGCCAATGGGTAATATTGAATTTGATGCGGTTAACTGTGCAATAGCAAAGATGGCCCAAACTGATATTTACATTGATGATCGCACCAATATGTCATTGTCGTATATCCGCGGTGAGTGCCGAAAAATGAAAGCTAAAAAAGGTTCAATTGGTGCGATATTCATTGATTATCTAACGCTGATGAAAGCTGAAAAGGCAGACAGAAATGATTTAGCCATTGGCGCCATAACCAAGGGACTTAAAAACATGGCCAAAGATTTAAAGGTTCCAGTATTCTTACTGGCACAATTAAATCGCGGTCTCGAGTCTCGAAATGATAAACGGCCAATCATGAGTGACCTACGCGAGACAGGGCAAATCGAGCAGGATGCAGACCGAATTATAATGATATACCGCGAGTCTGCTTATGATGAAAATTGTGGCTTAGGTGGGCTTACAGAGCTTATTGTAAGAGCTAACCGCCATGGCGCAACAGGCACAGCTTATGTAAATATGATTAACGGCATAATGAATAATGTTGAGCCGGCAGAAGTTAATCGCATTATGACAATGCAAAACGAACAAACTAAAAATTATCAAAAAAAGAAACAACTTGATTGGGAAGATTAACAAACAACGGCCATTGGATTTAACTGGCCAAGTCATCGAGGGTGATAATTATGAAACTAAAAGGCAACTGGCGCCGAATGAGCGGAGCCGTTTACCAATCAAAAGACGGCTCAAGGGTGCATATGCTTGGAGTAATAAAAGATGTGAATAATAATATAATTCATACTGAATCGGGTAAGTATTCGAAAAGTTTTTATCATTGTCTGAAGGTTTGCGGCCACAACAGAAAGCGGGCATTAATGTTTTTTGCAGAAAACTGTATTAACCAACTAACATAAAATAAGGATAACAAGTAATGAGCATTGAATTACTTCGCAAAAAATACATTGGATCAAAAAATAGCAAGGCTAATGTACGATTAGCAATGATTGATTTACTTGCTAACTCAAGTGCCGACTATACCACCGAAAGAATGAACCACCATCTTTACAAATGCGGCATGAGTGCAAACGAAGGGGTTATTTATAAAATATTTTTAGCCTTGGAAGAAGAAGGCGTTGTTATTTTTGTTGGTCATATCCCTATTTATACCGAAAATAACAAAGCGTACATAGGCACTGATCCTGTGTTCGGATTAATTACATTAAGGAGCAACAAGTAATGAATAAATTAAACCACCACTTAAGGCAGTATCGGCATAATAATGACGATGGGTTAATTATGGGGTATGAGCAAGAAGGCACTGAAGCTTTTGTATATTGCCTAGAGCAAGAAATCGCAGAGCTAAAGGCGATGTTAAATGCTTTACGAGGCAGAGCCGATATAGTTGTTAATACTGGCGGATTTATCGCTTCACTTTTCGGTCTTGAAACTGTATTGAAATCAACACCCGCCCAATGCCTAGCAAGCGTTAAGGCTGATGCAAAACTAGAGTTGGTCGATACTTTAGAGTCAATAATGGGTCGTGAATTTGGTGACGCTACAGGCTCATTTCTAAAGCTGTACGCAAACAAACTACGCGAGGGTAAATCATGAGCAACTCAAGAGAAATAATGGAGCGAAGCAATAATAACGCCAGAACCATTTTAATACTTGAAGATGGCAGCGAATTAAAAGACGCGATACTAGCGGTACTCACTAGTGATTTTGCCATTGGCGAGCCGATATTAATAAAATGCCATGACTTACCATGTGAGGCCATTTCTACCTATGACCTCCGACAACTTCAATCATTCACACCACCGCACAAAAAGAGCCGACGAGACAAATTTAAACGTAGTGGTAAATAATAATTAATAACGGGTTATAGGGGTATAGAATGGCAGCAATAAAATTAATGCTAGGGGATTGTCTCGAGCGAATGAAGGAAATACCAGACTGCAGTATCGATATGATATTTACCGATCCGCCCTATGGTACGACCATGTGTAAATGGGACTCTTTAATTGATCTTGATTTAATGTGGCCGCAGTTAAAAAGAATAATCAAGCCTAATGGCGTAATAGTGTTAATGGCTCAAACGCCATTCGACAAAGTTTTGGGAGCTTCAAACCTGTCAATGTTAAGGTACGAATGGATATACGAGAAACCTGCAGCGTCAGGGTTTTTTAACGCCAAGAAGATGCCCCTAAAGGCGCATGAAAATGTATTGGTTTTTTACAGTAAGCTCCCAACGTATAACCCTCAAATTACATACGGTCACGAAAGGGTTAAAACAAAGAGAGTTGGTATTAAATCCGAATGCTATGGCAAGACATTTGAAAAAACAAATTACGACTCAACAAGTCGGTACCCAAGAAGCGTTCAAAAGTTCAGCTCTGACAAGCAAAAATGCAATTTACACCCAACTCAAAAGCCAGTCGCGCTAATGGAGTACCTAATAAAAACATACACCAACGAAGGTGACTCGGTTTTAGATTTTACAATGGGAAGCGGTACCACTGGCGTTGCAGCAAAAAACCTAAACCGTGATTTTATTGGTATCGAAATGGATGAGGGTTATTTTAACCTCGCCAAAGAGCGAATAGATTCAGCATAGAATAAACATCACTTAACCGATTAACATTAGCCGCATAGAGCGGTTTTTTAATGTATGGGGCTTAATAAATACATCTTGACTATAACGTACATTACGCATTATTATATTTAGACATTCAAAAAGAGGGTAAATCAATGGCTACATTCACGCCAACAGAGCTTAGAATCAACAGCTCAAAGGTATTTAACGAAGTTCAAGCTAGCGGTAAAGTGATAATCAAAAGCAAAAGCCGACCTGACATGATCTTAATGACAGCTGATAAGTTTTGCGAGTATATGGAAAATGCAGAAAAAGCAGCGTTATTAAAGGCGTAAAAAATCCCGCGCCAACGGGATAATTAATTAACTAAATATCGAGGTAATTATAGCATGACAAAACTTGAAAAGTTAGCAATTAGAATCGGCGAGATATCCGATGAAATAAAAGATTTAAAAGGTCAGCGAGAAATAAACTTAGAAAAGTGCCACGGGCCAGAAGATGAAGACTTCGAAAACGGAAGGCTCTCAATCGATCATGGAAACGGGCAAAAGGAAAGCTGTCTTTATGCTGCTTATGAGTGGGTAAAGTCCAATAGTGAGCATGGAGATTATTCAGCATTCGATGAGGCCATTAACGTGTATGGCTGTAAAAATTGTATTGGCGCATACAAAGCCAAGAAAAAAATTGGATTGCTAAAGCAGGAACGTGGTCGCTTAGTTGGTAATATATCAAGAATAGGCAAGTCATTATGAATATAAAACCCGAATACCTGAAAGCGGAATATTCAAACCCGTTTAATTATACCGGTTCAAAGCATCGTTATTTAAAAGAGCTTTTCGAAGTACTGCCTCGTGCCGCAGATAAAAACTTAAAAGTGTTAGATCCATTTGTTGGCGGCGGTGATTTAATATCAAAATTACCTAAAGCGTGGAGTATTACCGCTAGTGATATTTCTAATAAAGTCATTGGGCTTCACCTTGCGGTACAGTCTGGATTGATAACCGTTGAGTCAATATCTTCAGAGTTCGATAATAGAGGGATGTCAAAAATAAACGAGCCTGCATTTTTGGATTTGAGGCGAGAATATAACGAATCCCCTAGCGCGGATAAGCTTTATTTACTAATGACAAATTCATTTAATAACCAGCTTAGGTTCAATCTAAAAGGCGGTTTCAATATGCCCTTTGGCAAAAACAGATCCAGCTTTAACAAAAGAATGAAAAGCAAACTATCGAACTATCAACGCGCAATAAAAGGCAGGTATATTAACTTTGTTAATATGAACTACTCGGATATAAATTTTTGCGATTTCGATCTTGTATTAATCGATCCTCCCTACTCAAACACTACGGCAACCTATAACGAGTCTACTGGATGGGCTGAGAAACAAGATATAGCACTGTTTAATAAAATAGATCTCGCTGTCGAGTCTGACACCAAGTTTGTTTATTTTAATCAGCTAATAGCGAACGATATAAAAAACCATGAGCTGGATGCTTGGATCAAAAAGTATAAAGTTAGAATATTAAAAACAACAACCGACAGATGCGCGTCGACTAAAAAGAAAGGCCGAAACACGGTTGAAATTATGGTGTGGAATTAACATGCCAAAAGGTAATCGAACAAATCATCACCTAAAAGCGGATTGGCGTAAATTAACAAAAAGTCAAATGAAGGAATTACCAAGAGGTGGTGTTGAAGCGCTTTCGCTGGATTTGCTGTATTTTTATCCCGATAGGAAATGCGGCGATCATATGGCTTTAATGTCATCAACAGCTTATCGTTGTGTTATATGCCGCGATCAAGAAAGAATTGAGTCCCGCAAGTCAACAACTAAAAAGTTAATTTCAGTTTTTGGTATGAACGTCGGAATTATGAAATAAAATTGCCACTTATCAATTAAGTTAAGCGGCAATCGAGATAGCCAATGTCCAAATCAGCAAAGGAACAATAGCAATGAATACTAAAAAAATCAATATTACAGGAGCTAGGCGAATGACTGATATTAAAAAGAGTGATGTGTTTGGGCCCAAGCAAAGCCCGTCATTTGCTCTGTCGATGAATACTGAGCAATGCAGGTATTGCTATAACGCATTCAATGATTACGATGCCAATCAAGAGCGCATAGCTGAGCTTGAATATGCAATTCAACGAATATCGTCTATGGAAGAGGACGAGGGCCGATTTGATTCTGACGATGCGCTAGCCGAAGCATTCAATATTTGTCGAGAAGTTAAATGATTAATAACAACCAAGGGATAACGCCAATGAAAGCTAGCGAAATAATTAAACAAAGTTGTTGCGGTAACTTTCTCAGCGTTGAGAAAAGCAAGTTGATAGATATGGTTAAAAACCTAGAAGATCAGGTTGTTCTTTTGGAAAATTAACTTAACAATGCAATAGCCGAAATAAAAAGGCGTAGATAATGGCTGAATTGTCTTTCATCAAAACAAGTGCGGGTTTGGTCCCGCATACCGACCACGATCGGGAAATATACAACAAGTGGAAACTTGGCGCTTTGATCACTGGCAAGTTTAGCCAGGTTAGAAGCTATGAAAATCACAAACGTTTATTTGCCCTTTTGAATCTGGCTTTTGATTATTGGGAACCTGAAGGCGGTTTTATCTCAAAGTCAGAACGCGAACTATCTAAAAAAATATTCAAGATGCTTGATGATCACAGTGGCAATAACGGCTATTTCCTTCAAGTTGGCCGCGACTTTTTAAAGTCGGAAATCGATCACCGAAAGCAAAGCATTGATAATATTTATAAGTCGTTTGATGTTTTCAGAAAGTGGGCCATTAAAGAGGCTGGATTTTTTGAGGAACACAACACTCCGACCGGGAAAGAACAAGTTGCCAAATCAATAAACTTTGCCAAAATGGATGAATTTGAGTTTAGAGAACTTTACAAATCTGTTTTCAATGTTTGTTGGCGTTTCGTTTTGTCCCGATCATTTAATTCAGAGCACGAAGCAGAGGAGGCGGCAATTAACTTGCTGAACTTTACATGAGTAAATTTAACTTAGCGCTTCTAACCAAACAGGAACGAGACGATCTTGAGCTAGAAAGACATGCTGCAATGCTTATCAGGAAAGTTAAGAACGGGCAGATAAGCAAGCAATCCGTTAAATCTGAACTGGACAGGGAGTTAAACCCTGAAGTTCACGCAAAGTTTAAAGAGTACTTAAATAAATATAGGTTGATGAAATGATTAATTTAATGCTAGGCGATTGCCTCGAGCGAATGAAAGAAATACCAGACTGCAGTATCGATATGGTGTTAGCCGATCCACCTTACGGTACCACTCGCTGTAAATGGGATTCAATTATTGACCTCGAGTTAATGTGGGAACAATTAAAACGGATAATTAAGCCTCGTGGCGTTATCGTACTTACTTGTGCTCAACCATTTACCAGCGTATTAACCTGCAGTAACTTGCCCATGTTTAAATATGATCTGGTATGGGAGAAACCCAACGCTACTGGATTTCTTAATGCTAAAAAGATGCCACTTAGGGCGCACGAAACAGCGCTTGTATTCTACAACAAGCTGCCAACATTTAACCCTCAAATGACGCACGGGCACAAAATGGTTTCCACAAAAAGAAAGCCTGTTCAATCTGAATGTTATGGCAAGAGCATAGTTAAAACCGACTACTCATCAACAAGTCGATACCCTAGGAGTGTTCAAAAATTCTCTAGCGACAAACAAAAAGGCAGTTACCACCCAACCCAAAAGCCTGTTGAGTTCATGGAGTGGCTAATAAAGTCATATACCAATGAGGGCGATCATGTTGTGGACTTTTGTTTTGGTGGCGGTACCACACCAATTGCTGCTAGAAACCTAAGCCGTGACTTTACCGGCATTGAAATGGATGAAGCTTACTTTGAAATAGCAAAAAATAGGTTGATGAAATGAAAAAAGCAGAAAGTAAATATTTAAGCAAGGTTGCCGGTTTGGGTTGTATTGTTTGCTGTAATCTTGGATTTGAAGGGACTCCGGCAGAAATACACCACGTTGGCAACGGAACCCTGTCAAAACGCGCAAGTAACTATGAAACAATACCATTGTGCCCCTTTCATCATAGAACGGGTAATAACGGCGAAGCGGTCCATGCTGGAAGGGAATCATTTGAAAGTAACTTTGGCACTGAGCAAGAGTTGTTAGATCAAACAAAAAGGTGTTTAAACTTATGATGAGAAATGCAAGGGTTGATAAAAATCAGCCTGAAATAGTTAAAGCTTTTCGTGATCTTGGCTGGTCAGTATTAATCATTAGTCAGTTAAAAAATTGCGCTGATATTATTGTTAGCAAAAATGGAAAAACCATTGTCGTAGAAATAAAGGACGGCGAAAAACCGATTAGTGCACAAAAGCTAACAACTGGAGAATTAAAATTCAAAGAATTATGGCAAGGTGAATACAAAATTATCAACTGTATTGATGATGTGATAGCCATTAATCAGGGGTAACAGCCCTGATGATAGCATTCATTTTACATACACCACAAATCGAATAGGAAGTAAAAATATGATTAAATTAAAGTACGCTTTTGGCTGGTTAAACTTCTTTGTTATGATTGTCGCAAGAATCGCTCTGATAGTTATCGGGTTTGTTGTCGTGCCAATCCCTCAAATTGTCGCATTCAAACGAAACAAGAAAAACCTGCCAAGACTTCTTTGGCTTTGGGATAACGACGAGGATAGTTTTTACGGCGCGCCTTGGTATATTGAGAAGATGATCCGCGAAAATAGCTGGGGGCGACTTAGAATATCATTGGTATGGAATGTAATTAGAAACCCCGCAAATAATCTTAGGTATGCCGGTTATGGCATTAGCCCAGGTGACGTAAAAGAAATTTTGGTCAATTCAACTTCTTTCGATGATACCGATATAAGATCAACATCCACACCAACGCCAGTATTGGTCAAAAAGCTACCTAGAAAAACATACATTCAAAAAGGATTAATTAGATCAAGGTTTTTGTACTATCCAATTTATCGACGAATTACTTTAAATGGTGATGGCACATTTAGCGAAATTCGAATAGGCTTTAAATATTCACCGTGGTGGATAGACCAAGTAAAAACAGGAAAATCAATTCCGGACCAATGGCAAACTAGGACGCCGACCATTCAATACGCAAAGAGGACAATTCAGTATTGGGCTTAATTACGCCTTGCATGGTTAACAAAAGCCCCAATTAAGGGGCTAGTAAGCTTTAAGGATCGGGAGTATCACCTATACCGTTAATAAAGTTTGTTGGCGTGTCTCCGAATAGTTTTACAACGGCCCCGCCTTTTACTATACCTTTGCCGGCAGCACCACCGGTACCACCAGAACCTACCGGGGATGATTGCCCATTAGTTCCTGGGTCGCCCCAGTCACCACCGTCACCGCCATCGCCCGCCGTTGTTTCCCCTATACCACCTGGGCCGCCTAATCCAGTTACTCCGTTACCATTAGCGCCGTCTGTTGCCGAACCGAAAGAAATGCCGCCAAATCCAGCATCCAAACCCGCACCGCCGCCGCCGCCGCCAGGGGGTATAGCTTGAGGCTCTGGGCCACCTGTAAGATCATTCCTGCCACTGCCGCCGCCGCCGCCTGGCGCCCGTAAAAATCCGATCGCGGTTCCGCCTTCTGGATCTGGCCCGCCTAAATGTATGTCAGTATCAATTCCTTGGGCATCATAAACAGTGCCGCCGTCATCACCATTTTGAACCGTCTCACTTCCTCCACCATTGCCGCCCTTCCCTTGCCAGTCTGCTGCATTTCTTAAAATAATAATTATTTTACTACCGGCCGCGAAACCACCCGCCCTTACTGCTGCTATTACATTGTTAGTTGAAGAAAACAAACCTGAATCAAGAATAAAAGTGACAGTAACAGCGTCAGGCGGGGCACCAGCTTGGATGAACAAATTAAGCTCAACGCCTGACGTAATTGTAAATACTGGCGTTGCTCCGCCAGCGGTAGCGGCGGGTTGATAAGTTAACGCTTCAACCCTGTAGGTTCGGCCCTCTTTTCTTAAAACCGGTTGTATTCTTGTTATTTGAGCTCGCAAATTAGTCTGAGCAAGACCGTCAAAGCCTTGAGTCTCCGGTGACGATATGTTTACCACGTCACCCGTTCTAAATGTCCTAAATCGCTCCTGAGTAACCCAGCTATGTTTCTTAGGTAATAATCCATATCTTTGAACATAACGTGTGCATAGTAGATCCCCGGCGTCCCTGTCGATGATAGATGAATTATTAAATCGTTTAAGCTTCGAATCACCATAGAAAGCCGCTGTTTCTAAATCCGTTCTGACCGCGAAAGAGCCATTTGAATAACTACCAGCTTCCTCGGGATCGGTGATGAATCTCTTATTAAACGATATAGAAGCCCTGCTATATCGCAAGTTTTCTGCATCATTAGTTTTGAGGCTTTGAAAATCTATCTCTTTACCTTCGGTTACTGTTACTGATGCTTTCTGCCATTCAGATATTGCCTTGAGTTTTATTTCTCTGTCGATTGGCTCGTACCACATATCAAGCATGTAAGGCTGTAAAACTCTAAGTAACGCATCGTCTGAATCTTCGGACTCATAAAATATGGTGCTTATTTTGTTGCTTGGGTGCCAGGTCGCAATCTCAGTTAACCAGTCGGCAATCGGGATTATAGAGCTAGGCATGTTTGCATCAAGCAATATTTCTTCAAGCACATTGGCTATATTTTTATCGTCTGCTAATTCGCAAATGAATACTTCGTCGCCCGAGCTGTGTTCTAATTTTCTTGTTTGCGATAGGAAAGTAGTAAAATCAGGTGTCCCGATGTTCGCCCCCCGGGTTGCAACGTTAAGCGTTGCAGAAGCAGTTAGGTTATTGGATACGCTTTGTACTGTCATTAATTCATTTTCAATACGCACGACATAAGGAACGGTTTCTGACAACCAATCTGTTACCGAATCAACAGGTATTGAGGCTACGGAATCGGTTATGTTAGATCTTAACGAGCCGGATTCATTAGATGGATATTGAGCCCTGTCAAATTCAATACGTGAAAGTTCATCTTTAAATGTCAAAGTAAATTGGCCATCACCATTGTTTTTAATGCCGTCTGTTATGTAATGCGTGATTTCTGCGTCATCCGGCAAAACAGAGGCAACTTTAAAATTAAGACCGTTGGAGGTCTTAAATACATCATTATCGGATGTTAAAAATTGACTTTTCGCACTAGTTGATAATGTGCCTGTGGTTGGTACTCTATATTTTTTAACTCTTATCGGCTTGCCCTCGAAAACATTCCTTGCTTCCCACTTACCAAGAAATGTACCCTGATCTTTAACAGCTTGCGCGGCCAGCCTTTCCAGATTCGGATCGTCTTTGACAAAGTCTTTTATCGTGACTGAGCCGCCACCCCTAATGGCCAGCCCTTCGCCAGATCGTAACTCTGTGGCGTCCTCTCTTATTCCTACAATGTGCTTGTAAATGGGTGATTGTGGTAGTAGTGGCGTGTTGTTGGTGCCAAAAACATAGGTTTTAATTACTACTTCGCTGGTGCCGTCTTGTATGGGGCAGCTTAAAGGCGTGCCAAAGCCCTCTATACCTTCGGTTATTTCACACTTGCCAATAATAATAGGCAAGTCGACCTCGACTAGATAAAAATGTTCCTGGGTCGGTTGGTTTTGTGTTGAATTAAAAGTTGCCATATTATTGCCCGTTATGCGCCATGAAGGTATAGCGTATATTAACTAGCTCCCTAGTGCTACCGTGAGCTTTTGGCGGTGAGGGAATAAAATCAAATGCTAAATAGGATTGATTTGTATCTTCATCGTTTTGAATAAAGAAACCATTGAAAACCCAAAATTTTTGGAATGTAAGCAACTGAGTTGAAGCAAATGGCGTTGGTATGTTATTAATGCTTAATCTCATCTTGGTTCCGACGGTCTTTATCAAGGTAGCAGTCGGGGCACCCGCGTCATTTATTGCCGATCTTAATCTTCTCGATACATGCATTGGAACTCGGTTGTAACCTGATTGATAATCGCTTGATATTGACTGCCCGCTGGTGCTAGTTCCGGTCAGGTCTGTCTCTGTGCCGGCTGCAATATGGGAAATAATAACTTGTTGTGATGCGCCCTTAGTCACAGTGATAGTTAAGTCATTGGCACCGCCCGTCCTGGCAGGAACAATAAACATTAAAGGGCGATCGTCGATTGGGGCGAATGACACAACATCATTCACGCCGTGATTACCGATGGTTATGGTTGCCCCTAAGGTGCCAATGTTATGCCCTGCAATGCCAACATAAGTAAAATTATCACCAGCAACAAAGTTTGCCGAAAATGTGGTGCTTACACCCAGTGAAGTGTAGTTCGCATCGAATGTAAACGGTAAAACGTCTGCTATGTCAAACTGAGAATTATCATCTGAGGTAACCGCGCCACTTACTATTGTGTTTGTTGTTGCAAGTCTCATTAAATCCGCCCTTTTTCGCGTATTCTGCCGCTTCTTATAGATTGATTGTACCATTCACCCATAAGCTGATCACCGCTGCTGGCACCTTCAGTATCAATCAGTTCTAGTCGCCCGATTGCCGCCGTGTCTCCTTCAAGTGCTGTAATGCTAACATCAGTTATTGTCGGAACTTCCGCTTCCGCGCCTTCGTCAGCGCCTCCGGCCTCGCCACCGCCTCCGCCGAGCCCACCGCCGCCACCGCCGCCGCCAACTGCGCTTAAAGCGGCTGCACCCTCTAATGCTAATGCTAATGATGGTATGACCCCTCCAGGGTAACCCAGTTGGCTAAATGTTTTCATTATTCCAACGGCGGTATCTATAATTATTGACCTCCTAGCTTGAGCTTCTTTTTGTTTTTCGGTTTTTTTCCCAAAGCTGTCTAACGACTTAAATATTGAAGCGGCTGCACCAACATTCATTCTAAATTCATTTTTTCTGGCTATGTCACGAATTTTTGCCAATTTAGCTTCTTGTTTTTCGGTAATAGAAACTTTGGCGTCTGCCGCCCGCTGAGCCAAATCAAGAAGCGCCTGCTCATCTTCAGTTAGCTTTTCAAGACCGAGCTCAGCCGCCAGCGATTTCAGATCATTAATTTGTGTTTGATTTGTTTTAAGGCGCTCAAGAGTGCGAGTGAATTGCTCGTTGAGGCGATCTGTTTCCTTTTGGTTCGCTAGTATTGCACTTGATTCAGCTTCGGATATTTTATCTTCATCAACAGCCTGAAGTAATTGGCGCTCTGCTTCGGCTTGTTCTCCTATAATGGTTAACCGTCTTGCGCCTTGTGCAATTATTGTGTCTTCTGGAGCGCCGAAAGCTACTAATGGTTTTCTTTTTGCTTCCTCTACCGCTGGCGCATCTGCGCCTTCCGCCGCCATTCTTGCGGCTTTAAGCCTTACTTCCAACGCCTTAATGTCATTAGTCGCATTTCGGATGGTACCTCCATAATCCAGCCCTGTTGCTTCTTGAAGGCGTAACGATTCCGCGCGCGCTGCTTTGGTTTTTACAATAAAGGATTCTATTTGCTCTACAGTTTTATTTTCTTTACCTGTAAAGAACCTCTCAAGATCATCAGCAGTCTCAAGCAATTTTCTTTTTAATGTGCTTGCTGTCTCTTCTAATGCGCCTCCTCTAAATCCTAGCGCAAACAAATTGCCGAATCTGGTTCCCACTTCGAAAAATGTTGGCTCCAAAGTTTTAAACTCGTCATTAATTTGCGGTGCGATGCCGGCTAACCCTTCGACTAAATCTCTTGCTGCTATCTTTCCTTGGGCGCCCAGCTCTTTAAGGTCGCCAATATTAACACCAAGCTGTTTTGCTAACGCCTGCAATGCGAGCGTGGAACCTTCGGCTAACGCCCTGAATTCCTCGCCGTCGATATTTCCTTTTCTGAATGATTGGACAAGCTGCCCCAATACGGAGTTAACTTCCGCTACGCTATTTCCCTCAAGCTTGAAGGCTTTAGTCAGGCTCTCAGTGAAATCAAGTAATTCCCGCGTTGAAAACCCCGCCTCCTGGCCCGCGCGCGTAAACTTGGCAAAAACCCCTGTCAAAACATTTACATCTTGACGGGTTTCGTTAGCTATTCGGTTTAGTTCCATTAAAACAAAGTTAAATTGCTCAGTACTTCCAGTTACATTGCGCAGTTGGTTATCCGCGAGGGTAATGTTGTCGGCAAACTGAATTAACTCCTTTGTTCCAATCGCGGCGAATACACCTTTGGCCACATTGGAAAATTTAAATAGAGAGTCGCCCGCTTTTTTTGCACGCTTTTCAACAGATGTAAAAGCTTTTTCTGATCTCTTTTGGAATTTCTCAGTTTCCTTAGCTGCTTTTATAATATTAGCATTGTATTTTTCTATTTTTGCTTGGAGCTCAAGTATGAGTCTTTCTGTTGTATCAGCCATTATACACCCCGCCATGCAGCTAAGAGTTCTTTACGACTCCAGGCTGATTTCTTGTTAGAGTTATCTTCAGGGTTTTTGGCTTTATTTACAAGCTGTATGCGTTTAGCAGTGGCGAGAGGGTTGGAGTTCCAGCTTTCTTCTGGCGACATACCCAAAACCATTGAGCATGCCGCCATGTAATTATCTATGTCGAGAACAGGGAAGCAAGCTTTTGAATAAATAAAGGTTTCGAATTGTGTTTCTTTTTTTTTATATCATCTTCAGGATCTAAATCGCCGATACCTAAAACAAAAATAGCGAATTCAAATACTAAGTATGGATAGGTTGTCACTAACTCCCCGTCAGGCGTGTAACTGCCAGAGTTGACGCCTTCAAGCAATACGGCCTCTTGAATTTCCTCGAAAGTAACTGCCTTGTCCATTTCTTTTGCTGATAAGTAAAACAACCAGGCCGCTAGATGCATTTGAGCAATACCCGATAATCTTGCCATCAACTCAGTGTTAGCAAGATCGGTTTCTTTTTCAAAGGTTCCCAGCGATTTGACAATGTTAAGCTCATTAAGCATGTCCATAAACAATGCGTGAGGATCGACACCTGTTTCACTTTTGAATTGCGCGTAAACTCGGGCATTCCACCGCATAGGATATTCGATGCCGTAAAGCTTTAACTTTATTTCGCCATCGTATTTATTGACTGCCTGGGTTGGCTTATTCATTATAAGCCCGCCGCATCAAGGCGAGCTGCAATTCCAGCCAAAATAAACTGATTTAATTGGTCGTATCTAAAACCATAAATATCACCAGCCTCTTTTACTAAGACCTTTTCTTCAGGGGCAATCTCGTTGCCATCTTCGTCATTAACAGCTGGAGTTACTTCAAACTTATCGTCCCATTTATCAAAACATATAAAAGCATAGCTTTCAGCAACAAGATTGTTAGCTTCCATTATCTCAATGGCTCTCTGAACGGTTAAGCCGGTGTGCGTTCTTGCTTCGTTACCTTTTAAGTTAATAGCGGATAAAAATTTATACGTACCAATCTCTTTCGATAATTGTATTGCTGCCTTTAATTCGTTGTCTTCAAGATTCGACACCGACGTCTTTTTTCTGGCGTCAGATGTATTAATTGTTCCGTTTCCGGCGAAAACTTCAGACCAGCGCCCGGACGCATCCCCTAGAGTTCTTACGTTGTCATCAGCTGGTGCGAATGCTGTAGTTAAAGGTAATGACGCCGCGTTACCAGTGTGGTAAATTTCTTCCCATGCTTGCCAAACACCGCCAAGCAAATTTCTAAAGAAGAATACGTTAGATGTTGCATCATGCAACTGTTGATATGCTCGTGTAGCGTCAGCGGCAGTATACACCGTATTTACTAGTACAGTTGTCACGCCAGACGGGCCATTGATGGCACCTGTGATGTACTTAAACCCAGTAAAGGCTATTGTGTCTAAGTCAATCGATGTCTCTTTTAATATTGCCTTACCAATATTTCCAGCATCAGCATTATCTAAAACTAGATCAATCGACGCACCTGAGCGATCGCTTGTATAATCTGCCATATTAATTCCTTACTAAAAATTGTTCGCCTGCCGAAGTTTTGAAAAAATCGCCAGCCGATGTTTTAAAATTAGCAAATGCAATATCTATTTCGAAACCTTCAGTGCTTGTTAGTGTAACAGAGCTTATTAATGCTGTGTTTTTCTCTGGGGAATCGCTCATTGCGGTTACTTTAACTTTGAACTTGTCGACCCGATCAAGCGAAGGGCCGTACCTGACTTGCAAATTAAAATCGGTTTTCGCTTCATATTGAGATAAAAGGAATTGAAATGCAGCATCAGTGCTGAATATGATTTCACCAGCTATGTCAGCGGTTTTTCTACCTTCACCTTCAAGAAACTCCCTTGCATTTGCTAATGATTTATTTGATATGTCAATAGCTTCAAGCGTTAAATTTTTACTGTGAGATACCTGTCCACCGATAAGAGTGGCAACGCCAGGAGTTATTTCAGCAAGCAAAATAACCTTTGATCCATTCAATACGTCAGCAAGACTGCTCATGATACTACGATGGTTCCATGTGATGACAAAGTAAACGAATCAGCAAGGGGAGCGTTTAGCGATGGATTGTCACTAATTGCCGTGATTATGTATTGAGAAATAATAGTTCTCGATCCGGCCACTCGACGCAACCTAACAAACGTTTTTGCGTCATATGCCGTATACAGCAAACGGTAAGCAGTTGCTGAGTTGTTAATAGCTTCAATCGACACATCAAGTAACCGGCGGCCTTCGCCAGATAGAAACTCACGGAAATCGGCCAATGATTTATTGGTTATCTCAATAGCTTCCAAGGTGTCGTTTAATGAGTGTGACGTTTCTCCGGGCAACTGGATATAGTCGCCCGCATCTAATACTTGTTCAATTTCGAGAAATACTTTAGTTCCCGACAGTGCGCCCGTAATACTAGCCATGATTAAGCCCTTTTAAAATAATGAAATAATATTAACCCTAACGGTCGATATATGCAAACCAAGTTATTGACAGGTCGATTATGAAGTATGATCCATCTTCTCTAGCTGGTTCCGGCGATGCCGAATCAATTTCTATTGTGCAAGCGTCCACCGTGTATTGCTGGCCCGTTTTGTATGCGGAAAGCAAAGTATCAAGAGTTGATAATAAAGCGCCTTTGCCTTTGTTCTGAAGCCCGTAAATGCTTATTTGAAATATTCCGTTAAATTGATCGGCCAAGCTCTTATCTAACGGGGTTGTATCAGCAGGAAGATTAAACACCTCAAGCCATATGTCGCTGGCGCCTTGTTTGCTCTTCCTTTCAACAGTGTCATTTTCTTGAATTATTGGGAAGCCAAGCGATAGCCCGGTTACCGATCTAATTAGTGCCTTTTCTACCGCGAGCCAGCTCATAAATTATTTAGCCTTTTTCGTAAGCGCATCTTCATATTAATAATGTTAATTCTCATCATGCCAACCGGTGCCAACCTGGAAAATCCTCGACTCGATAATTTCCTAAAACGCTTTTCTTTTTTAATCCAAGTTCCTTGCTTAACCCGTTTAGAGTATCCGCCGAATTCAACCACTCTAGCATAAGGCGAGTTATTGAAAAAGAACATCGATTTGTCAGATACCTTTTTGATTCCCTGGCGATTGACTACGGCAAACTTGCCTTTTAATTTTTTCTCAGCAAAACCGCGAGCCTTACCTTTGTTCGGTGTTTTTAATACGCGATTATTAGGCTTTCGCCCTATCTGCCAATTGGCAAGCAACTTACCGCCATCGCCCTGCAAGTGAATGGGTGTATTCTGCAACGTTGCCCCGACAGCTCTTATAGCTTCGTCTTCATAGATCTGAGTTGCTTTGAACTGAAGGTTAGCAGCAAATCTGTTTATAAGTTTGGCCCCGTCCGTATTCCATTTAGCCACGACATTGTATCTCAACGTAAGCCAAAATATTTTTTACTTTTTTAGGTGTAAAACCCTCAATGGAATACTGGATTGAATCAATAGTTATTTTTGACTCTTCATTTATCGTACCGTCCCAATCAACATCAGGAACGGCCAGCACCCGGCGATCGTTGGCAAATATCATCTTGCCATCAATTCGGCCAGACGGGAACGATCCAACATACGCCAACAATGAAATGGGCGCCGCGTCAGTCTCGACTATAGATAGATTATCCAAATCTTCAACAGTGCTAACCTGGGTTAGTGTTGCAGCGCCTTTAAATCCATATCTTGAGATCTGGTTTTTTGCCGTTTGTATTTGAGACATTTAACCGCCATGTAGAATTAATGTAAATATTCGTGTTTTTCTAATTTTAACACTAATCGGACTTTTTACAAAATAGAGTTGCCCCAATGTAAAATATCATATAATCTATTAGTTAATTTATCATAAAAAAGGAAACGAAATGCCATACATATTAATCACAGATACAGCAAAGCAAGCTCTTAACGAGTTATCAAAGAAACGAAAGGACGATGATAGCCTGATTAAAACTAAGGTTGATGTGGCTAGTGAGGCTATTATTAACGCTAAAAAATCGGAGTGTCACAATGAACAAGATTAAAGAACTTGTCGATTTGGTTTTAGGATGTATGTATTACATCCTCGTGATAGTGGTAGTTTTATTATTATGTGCGGGACTGCTTTTTGTTGTTTTTGAGTTGTTATCTTTTGTTAGTTAGTCAGGTTAACGAATTGGAGAATAAATAATGGAAATTAAATTCAGAGGCTATCACCCAGTTCTAAAAGAAATGTTCTTTTTTGATATGTGGATACCTTGGGAGGCGGAAAGCGAAAACGGTGATACTTATTACACTAAGAATATGCTTATCGATCAATTCACCGGATTAACCGACAAGCACGGCGTTGATATTTATAAGCGCGATGTAATGTCCCCAATTCTTTATCAAAAAGTTTCTTTTGGAAATGCCGTAGTTGGATATAAAAAAGGCATGTTTTGCTTTGAAATAAATAAACCATTCATATCAAATATAAAGCCACTAACGCAGAGTTTCGGTTATGGCGCCCGAGCAAACAACCATTTTATAGTAATCGGAAATACCCATCAGCACCCTGAACTAATGGAGCAAAAGCCATGAATATAACCGCTATTTCATATTCAATAGCGGTGCCAACTAGAAAGCGTGATGTTGCGTTGTGACTTTTAACTGGCGGAAAATTTGGCAAACTGTTTTGCGCGAAGATATCAAGGCTAAGAAATATCACGCCGAATTAGATAATCGAATGCATATTAATTGCAGATGCTCAACTGGAATAATTAATCTAAAGGAAAAATCATGAAAAAATTACTTATAGTTTTACTGCTTTTAACTGGATGCGCTACGTCTGACTTAGTTATAGATCGCGCTGAGTCAGTCAAGATAGGCGACACTTACGACCAAATGGTAAGCAAGCTAACTTACGAGCCTAATTCAATAAGATGCTTCAGAACGAACAAGGGAGAGAGATGCAAAGCTATATATAATTTGTTTGGTATTTATTACATATATAGCTTTAACGAGAAAGATATTTTAACTAGCATTTATCGATAAAATATTGGGAGCAAGAAATAATGAACAACGTAAAAGTTAAAGTGGGGCAGGTTTGGAAAGAAAACCAAACAGGAAATGATTATGTGATAGATATTAACCCCGAAGGCTGGATAAGCGGGCAAGGTAAAACCTTTGGTTTCGGAGGTTACTCTGAGTTTGCGATTTTGCAGGAGTTTACATTTCAGCCGCAAAACGATTTAGAGTGGCTGGCGGTTAATGTTGATAAGTGGCGATGCGACAGCCTTAAGTTTATTAGCAGGGATGACGGGTGCGCTTGTTTTTATGTTGATGATTGTAATCTACAATTTTTAAGAAAATACAATTTCTACACCCGCGACCAATGGCAAAACATGCGGTACGAACTCGGCCTTGATGATAAAAAACATATTCAATCACCTTTAAATATCAAGATTGTAATTAATGATGATCTTGAGTCTTTAAAGCCCTCAATTAAATATGTAACAGCCAGTGGCGCTGAACTAGAAAGACTTGATAATGGTGAATTCATTGTCGTCAAAGGCCGCATTAGCCGGGGTGACGTAATAATACAAAAGGAAACCGAAATGAGCAAAGAAAAAATGATTGATTTAAGTAGCACGAGAGTTGGGGATGATTACAACGGACAAAATGGCGCGGTTTATTCTATTGTCATTACTGGTAATAACGACTGGGTGGTCAAAGATGTGAATACCGGTAGCCATTATGTATTATTGATCGACGGCACATTTGACGGATATAGAAATCACAAATTAGTATCAAAACACGATCCCCGCCACTGGCTAAAAGATTTGCCGGATGCTGATTTGTTTAGCTGCAACATTGATACGATTAAAATGTGCGAGGATAACGGCTGGTTATATACAATGAATGAAGGAATGACTTGGCACCAAATTAATGTTATCAAAATGCCCACCCTAACAGGCGAGGAGTGGAAGTTGAGCAAGATTAGTATTGTTGAGCTGAAAGAATGGCAGCGTAATAATAATGCCACTTGAGCACTACCTTTACGGATTACTGCTATTGCTTATTGGGTTTATAATAGGCTTAGTGGTGATCCCCGTTTTGCATTGGATTATGATAAGGATAAAACAATGAGCGAATTAACTGATTTAGAATTGTGTAAAAAGATTGCTGAGATTGAGGGTTACTCGTCGCTATACGAGTCGTGTATCCTCGATGTGGTTAACGGCAAATCTCACATGGTAGGAAAGGCTTTGCTATTTGATTTAATGGTTAAGTATGGGGTTAGCATTGATTATGAAACTGATGAAGTAACTAGCCATTGCCGATTTTACTCAGTAGATTTCAATGGCAAATCTGATTTACCCCGTGCAATACTTGAATGTATTATAGAGGCCAATCCATCAGCCTAGAAAAATTCAACACTAGATGCTTTGTCAGCTACGTTGGCAAGGCAACCCTTTGATAACATATTAGCCGTTTGTCCGTAAACTGTTGAATTAATCAACTCGCTCACCCCTGCAGGGTTAGAGTAAGAAGTTTCCAACTCTTCAGTCTTTTCTTTTGATATAAACCCTCTAATTCCCGGATCAAGCATTCCAACAAAGTGAGCCGATAAATAAAGCTCAACCTGTTTCAATAAAGCATCGTCACCACCGATACAAGCCGCGTTATCGTTAACAGCGGCATTAGCCGCATCAATCCATGTTTGAATAACTGGATCGGTCAGCGTGGTTGTTAAAATCGCTTTAACTTCTGCCGGGGTGACTCGGGATGCCATTATTTATCCTTAGCTTTAAGTTTAGCTTTCAGGTTTTTAACTTCGTTCTTCAGAGAGTCAACTTCAGCATTGAGCTCGTTATTTTCTGTCTGTAATTTACCGACAGTCACCGAGATATTATTTTCATCGATTTCTTCAGATGCCAGGCGAACCTTACCAACGAGACCTTTGGCCTTTTCAGGGCTTAATTCGATAACGGCGCCAATTTCGTGGCCAAGGCAATGTTTTTTTATAACTACGTACTTTTCAGTTTTATCTTTAGCCATGATAGATCCTGTTATTTGTGATTAAATGGTTTCGCCCAAAAAGCCGCAATAAAGCGGCTTTGATTTAGGTCACTTACTGGTCGTTAAACTGTAGCGTGTAAGATCCCAGTGTTCGAATTATCGTCAGTCTTGATAATCTGAACCATTGCGGCATAAGTGGTCATTACTTGCGCGGCCATTGGGTTGGTCTTAACGTGCGGAACCGATACCAAATCAGTAGCGATTGCCAGCTGAATGGTGCGATCCGACATTTCAACAAACACAACGTTATCATCAGCAAGCTTTTCACCGAATTTTACAGCCTTAATTTCAGGGATGTCCATAATCCGCTGAGCAACCGTTTTAGATGGGAAGCCCGAAACATAATCACGATCCATCGCGCCCTTGAAGTTTTTAGGGAAATACATAACAACGCTATCCATTTCCACGCCGCCTTGATCGGCAAACATACTACCAATCGCCGCGATTACTTCATCGACAATCTTATCGTTATTAGCAACAAGATCCCACTCACTAATCGTAAATGTACCGCGATCAGGGTGAGTAGTGTAACCAAAGATTGACTGTAGAGCGCCACCGAATGAAACCTTGATTTTAGAGTTACCATTAAACAGGGTTTCTTCTAAACGCTCTGCAACCTGGCGCATAGTTTCTTTAAGGCCAGCGGAGCTTTTGTAGTTAAAGCCTTGTTGGCGCCACGGAACACTAAACGATTGGTGAGTGATCGGGTTGGGTGTGAACACTTCAGCGAAAACGTTATCGTTGTTCTGATAGCCGGTAGGGTTCATTTCCTGTTCGGCCGCTCCAAATCCATTGACATTTTCAACGCCAACAATTTGATCGCTTAGGGCAACTGGGAATGATAATCCGGCTTCTTTAAGGTCAGTAATGCCGTTTAACTTGCGGCGGCGAACCTCGGTGATCATTTCCTGAATAACCAAGAAATCTTCGTGGCGAAGTGTGGTTGCCGCGTTGGTGTAAAGTTTGTTTTTAACCAATTCTGCCGTTTTAGAGTTACGGGCAACAATTTTGTTTTCAGCGTTAACTAAAACATATTTGTCTAATCCGTTCTCAGCAAATACGGCTTCATGCATATTCATGTAGCCTTTCCAGGCGTCACCAGCCATGGCGATATTCGCGGCATGTTCTGCGCGAGAATTACCCATAGCATTATTTACTTTAATCATGTAATTCTCCTACGCTACGCGTACATTAATAGGAACGACTGTGCCGCCGCCCGAGTTGTCGACCGCTTCCAATGCATAAGCTACAATGGAATCTCGTTGTGTATCGTCGGTTGCGGTGTCAGTCGTTAGAACTCTTAGAGTGCCATCGCCATCTGACTCTAGCGCGTCACCTCTAACGATTGCGGTAGCAGAGGCGGCCAATAAAGCCCTAACCTCTTGACCACTACGATAAGCGCCATAGCTAACTAATTCACCGCTTAAATATGCCGTGTCGATATCACCGGCTACGGTTAAGTTCTTTTGTGCGAATAAGCGTTGAGCATTCAAACCAGCGCCAGCGTGAACCGCTACATTGGCCGCGCCTTCTTCAACTAGGTGGCCGGGTAAAATACCACCCGCCGCCGCTACATCTTCGCTTAATATCGGATCACCAGCAGGGCCAGCGACTAAAGAAACAACTTGAGTTGACATATGTTACCCCTTAAGTGAAATCAACTTCGACATTATCTGTCGAGCTATTTCGAGTGATTCGGACCTGTTCAGCAATGCGAGTTGCTACTTTTTCAGGTGTTAGCATGTTGGTTAAAAGCGTTAACTCGTCGCTAGATTTGCCCTTGAGCATTTCCGGCGTGTAATCCGAGTTAGCAACGATGTTATCGATCGTTTCTTTAAGGCCTTTTTCTTGGTTAACAAGAAACGCATCAAAATCCGCTTTGTTAGTAATGAAATTCTCGTAACCAGCGAAATCAATTTGACTGTTGGTTGTTAAGAATTTTTTAGCTTGAGCTTCATCAAGTGAGTTAGTAGCGACAATTGCATTTAGCTCATCATCAGACATCGCATTTAAACGGTCATTGTCTTTGATGGTAAATTTATTAGCGCTGTTACCGATGATAGCTAAGACAATTTTAGTTTTGTCCATGTCGCTTTCCTCTTGGTGGTTGGTGGTGGTTTCAGGAATAAATTCCTCTTTCATAGAGCCTTTAACCTTATCGTCAATTAATGTCACATTGTCGTTTTGGTCTATAGCAAATGTTTGTTTAAATGTTTCTCTTTTCTGGCCTGGCCGCTCTAAAGTGTGTATAAAAGTTTTGCTCTCAGGGAATATGTCAATAACCCACGAAAATGATTCGTTTCCTGATGGTTGCCGTATAAGGTCCATCAAGCTACGATGTAATTGATCGGTTGATAGCTCATTGATTTGCCATTCAGCATTATGAACTAATATCTCTGCGCCTTCCTCATTCAATACAAGCTCGGTCCCTGCATGCTCACCGGCTGCATGTTCGTTTAATAAGATGGCAACGTGATCAAAGTTAAAGCCAGAACCTTCCTTATCGAATTCCTTCCCGAAATCATCCTTGCCTTTGCGGTTAATGACGGTGTTGATTGTTAGGCCGGTTGATACTCCAATCTTTTCACCGGCTTCAATGCGTCGAATAACCTCTTTGCCTTCATCGGTATTGTTGGCCACTTCTTCATCAAGCATGAAATCAACGAATACCCGCTTACCTTTTTTACGAGGCTTACGAAGGAAACCGCCGATATTATGCTTATTATTAGCAACAGGATGAAAAGCAGGGACGCCGATACCATTTACAACAGGATGACCGTTAGGAGCTGGCAACATGTCAAGTTGCATAAACGATTGAGTAACTTCAGCGTTAGAGTAAAACACTCGATTCATTGTAATATCGCCGCGAATTGGCATCATTACAGTAACTAGATGCGACCGACCATCAATAACTTCACGCTTGAATTTACCTGATGTTCTGGAATTAATTAATAGTTTAAGCATTTTGGCCTCTTTACAATTGGTCTAATAATACATTAATTGGTTGATTTAGCCAACTTTGAAATAAAACCTTATTACGCGGCAACATTTTGTTCCCGCGATAGTAATAATAACCGTTCTTTGGCGAATCTCGCCTTTAATCTAGCAGGGTCACGACCCTTAACAATGACTTTTAGGCCGCAACGACAATTCCATGGGCTAATGGTTATATTCTTCAACGCCTGCTTCATAGTGAATAGCAATCCATGCCAGCCAGCATGTAAGTGTCTAACCTTCGAGTCGGCAACCGTGATCCACCTGACCATTGTTTCAATGCCTGATGTTTCACTTATTATTGTGGCCTGGTTAATAACGGCTCTTTGTGCTGCTTGGGCAATTTCAGTCGCGGCGATTGTCCGGGCCCTTGACCTGGCCACTTTAATTCTTTTGATAATTAATTCGATCAATTCGTCATTAGTCAGCACGCCATAATTATCGTGAAGTATCGCGGATACCTCTTCGGACATTAATCTAATCCAGCCTGATAACTTGTCGTTAGCTCGAGCATGTAAAAATTCTAGCTCATTCCTGTGAACCGGAATCGATAGTAATGCCGCCGCCGCGCCGCCAACCAATATTATGCTTTGTAACTCAATAAGTGTCATTTGCGGCTTTACTTCCGCGTTAGTCCTATCGACTGACCGCTCGTAACTCTCTGTCTGATATTTATTCTGCCAGGGCTCAGAAAGGATTAATTGAAATGCCAACGAATCGAAACCCAACACAAAAGCATCGGTTTCAGACTTTTCCTGATCATCCAAATTGACAACAGAATTGATTGGCAATTCTTTAACACCCGAAACAAACTCGGACCAGCGCCGGTTAATTTCAGCTAACCAGCGCTTTTCGATTGTCTTTGTTTTATTCGGGTTATTAGTTATTGCCATTATTATTCCTAAACCTCCAATTCGTGGCCCTGAGCAATTATTTGCAATAAAGTATTGCCCGATGTTAAATCGTCTTGTATGACAATTTGTAATTCTTCACCCTCTAGGCCTTCCAACCTAACAACCACGCCGCGCTTATCTTGTCCGCCAAATGATGATCGAGCAATAAAAGAATGTTCGCCGCCGCCGACTTTGGCTTGGGTTATTGAATCTAAAGATCTTAGTGTAAACCCGCCGTTAGTTGCCCAACTAAATAAATTGTTGAATTCGCCATTAGATCTTTTTACCCTCAATAAGCAACCTTTCGCTAAGGCCGCAGCTCCGCCAAACAAACTAAAATCCATTTGGGTTGTTGATTGAATGCCCATAAGAATTCTAGTAATGTCCCCAAATTGTCCGGGTGAAGGCTTCAAGGTAAATATAACTGGAGTTACAGAGCCATCGACAAGCATATCTTTTGATGAGTTATCGAAGTCTACTCCGGTCGGGTAAACACCGCCTATGATCTGATTTATTGATATAGCATTTGTGACTACAGTGATGACTTCAGCCTGTATAAAATTATCAGCTTTCCCTAATTCAATAATATTACCTACAGCTATGCTGTGACCAGCTAAAACGTCGAAATTATTAGATAATGGATCCGGTGAGGATGCTAATTGAAATTTTGCGAGCTTATTAGTAAAGAATAACTCAAGCATTCTAGTCGTTTCGTCTTGAAGTCTGGTTAAACTACCAGTTTCACCTCGAGCGCTTGTCTCTAGTGGCTGTATGTAAGCCGGGGCCATTTTAGCCATGATAATTCCTTTTTATTGAGCGCTTGTTTGCTTGATTAGAACCCGATAAGCAACGGCAACGGTGATACCCGTTGGAACGATTTTAATTGCAATAGGCAACCCGGTAAAGCTTGCACCCTCGGCGACACCATCGGCTAGTGCTGATCCACCCGTCTTGCTACCAGCAAGCGAGCCATTATCAGAAATAGCCTTAAATCCGCCGTCAACATCGGTCTTAACATGAATTTCATAGGTGCCTGCGCCAGGGGTGACCGGTGATCCATCTAACGCGGTAAGGCTGATAACATCAATAAAGTTATTAGGTGAGCTAGGATCGATTCGCTCATTCTCCGCGCCTGTTTGGTCAAATGTAATAGTTGCGCCAACTAAGGCTTCTTTTTGAACTCTGCGAACTGTCATATTATTTCCTTAATTTATATCACTTAACTGATTTATCTAAATCGTCGTCATTATCCGATAGGTCAATTTCATCTATCTCAATATCGAGACCGATCGCTTTAAATACAGATTCCGCCACAACCTCATCAGCGCCAATTGTTGATAAGCCCTCAGTGGCAGACTTGAAAGCATCGGCCTTGTTCTTTGTTGACTGTGATGCTTCCGTTTCGTTTAACGACGGATTAACCGGCCATTTAATTTCCGCTTCTTCTGGTAGTTCAATAATTCCAGCCTCATCCATTATAGCTAACGCGTCGAGTAAATAGGTTGTGCACTCTTGATCTTGCCTGTCCAAAACCAATGCGTTCCAAGTGGCCTTATCTTCCGATCCCGTTAATGTGCCGCCGCCTTTACCGGTTAAAATTCTAACTGGTATACCGGTAGCGCCTGAAACTTCTTCAACGCAGATGTCAAACGGATCACGGGGACTTTCCATTGATGGGTTTAGCATGTTGGCTTTCATGTTATTAAGCCGAAGAGTGTCCTCCCAGCCGTTTTGCCAGTTTTCAACGTTTTCTTTTAGCTTGGCTCTTTCTTCTGGATCCGTTGAGGCTTTAGACCCTTCGTTTACTTCTAGTGCTAATTTTTGGCGAGAGTTTCTAAAATATGCCTCGGCGCTACTACCGCGTGTTTTCTCTTTGTCGGTTAGTGCATTCCAGGGCGCTTCAAGTGCTGGCGTGCCTTCTATAGTGGAATCTAATTGGCCTTCTGCCAAGTGAACTATTCGCGTGTAGTGGACAATGTGAGAAACTATTTGTACTTGCTTTCGCCTAGAACCATCAACATCAATTGATTGCAACTGGTAAAGCACCGGCAAGCCAAAGCGGGGTGATGCAGGATCGTTATCGGTTTTGTTTATTTCAATGCCGTCATAACTGTAAACATTAAAGTACATTGAACTAAATGAATCTTTTTTAGCGGTGCCAACGGGTAAATCTAAGGCTAGACCATCAGGAATGCCGATTAGCATAACTGAAAAGTTACCAATACGGTTTAAGATATCGGCACGTTCAATGGCTTTAAAGAATTTGGCTTTCTTAAGCTTTAATAGCTGCTCTTCAAGTATTACTTTGTCATTAACCTTAATTTCTGGCATATCTCGCCAGCATGACTTGGCAACCTTAGCTACAACAACATTAGCAATTCCGCCGCGCTTATACATGCCAAGGTAATCGGAATAATCAAGGAATTCACCATACCCAAACAGCACGTTAAAATCACGCTTACCATCAGGTGAAACGCCAAATAAGCCACCACTGCCAGAGCGGCGACTAATGGTTCGAGTGATAGCATTAAGAACTGTGCCTAAATAGCTGTCAGCTTCTTTCATTTGCTTGGTGTAAACTTGAACGTTATTTTTATTAAATGGCCACATATATTTTACCAATCGAATGATCCAGCGGTTTGAATTTCCTTCTCAGGAGCATAGCACATTATAACGCAATCGTTAATGTTAGGCGATTCCTGGCCGGTGCGTTTTTTCATATCTTTTTTGCTTTCGACTTTCTTTTTGCTATTGGCTTCTGACTTCACCCATAACGCGGTCGACATTTCCCGCATTATCTTTTTCCACATGTCATCGTCATCAATATCAAAGCTAAGCATTTCCAGTGGATCAATGTCTCGCTCGCCAAGTTCGATAAACCTAAATGTATTGTAAAGCATTTGGGCTACCACACCGTGAGCATGAGCCTTTTGATTTGAGTATATTTCCGCCGGTGTTTTTTCGGTGCCTATGATTGTTTCATCATCACTGGCTAAAACAGGATCCCCGGCATTGAACGGTACAACCTCTAACCTAATTGGCAATAACGGCTCGCCGGTGTCGTCTTTATCCTTACCGGTCACGTTATCGTCAACAAACACACTAACGCCATCACCAAAGCCGCCACATTCATCATAAATGAATGTTTCCGCCTTGTTTCGCCTAACCATTGACAGTGCTCGCCTGGTTGCCACTCTTAAGTCAGATGACTTAACCCATTCGTCAACCTCAACAATACAATTACCATCAGCATAAACGGCGGCGTTAGCATCACGACCCTGACCAGCGGGATCGTATGCAACCTTTTTAGGTCCAGCTTTAACCCAATCAGGATGCTGACTAGCAAACCTTGAAGCCTCGAGCCATTCCAGATCAATAATAATATCACCTTCGGGCCCGGCAGGTATACCAAGCCATTTATTTTTATAGCGTCTTGGTGGTAGGGTTTTCTCATCATGAAGGCGCTGAGCCTCGAGGAATGGCGGAAAATGCTTATTATCATCATAGTTGCATTTAGTTAATAGCGTTCTGCCAGGGGTATTTACTATCCATGTTTGCCACGTTGAATCAAGCACGCTTGCAGGATTAAATATAACAATGACTATCGCTCGACCTGAATTGGGGCGTATCGAAGGAAGCAGCTTAGTCCAAGACATATCTGATACGTTTTCAGCTTCTTCTACCAGAACAATGTCAACATTTGCAATTGATTTAATGTTGTTAATATTATTCTTTAGCCCCTTAAATAGAAACTTAGATCCGTTAAGGCCAACAATTTGCTTCTCAGTTATTTTAAAGAAGTGATGAAGATCCAACTCATCAATGCAAGCCTCTATTTCAGCCTTTACCGATTCCTCAATTGAGTTTTGAAGTTCTCGAGTGACCAATATACGAACGCGGCGAATAGTTGCCTCGAGCACTATTGCTTTAACTTTGTCTTTAGTTTTGCCGCCACCTCGACCGCCGTAGTCAACAAAGAAATCATAAAGCGAACTAAAGAATGATCTCTCACTAATTATTTGCTTGGCATCGGTGTTATATGCCGGGGCGAATATCTTTTGTGGAGCAAAGTGTAGGCTTGCCATTAACCATCAGCCGACGCTGAAATAATGTCCCAAGGTGTTAGCTCTTCTTTAGATGATATTTCGATCTTAACGATATCAAGGCCGACTAACTTAGCCTTGCTCATAACGCTACTGACAGCCGCAGAGCATTGAGGCGTGTCAGCGGTCATTGCTAAGGCTTTAATCTCGTCTAGTTCACTCAGGAGGCTATCAACGGTAATCCCGTGGTTCTCTGCGGTTTCTTTTTGCAGCTCTTGATACCTAGCCAAAACGTCATCGCGCTTAGATAGTGCCGACGCTTTATTTTGAATTGTTTCAGGCTTCCATCTTAATGATGCTGGATGCGACTGTCGATAAGCCTCGGTCTTATTATCAAGCTCATGCCACTTCTGCGCGAATAGCTCATGCTTTCCGTTTTTTAATATAGGCATGGCGTCACCTCTGATTTGGTTGGTCGCGTTTGGCTCATGGCTTTAACCCCAAGATAGGCGGCTCAACGTCATCGGTAATGGGTGGGCATATATCAATATTTAATTTTCGGTTACTCATCCAAGTCGCCTCCAATGGTTAAAATGTTATTGTATCATATTTGAATAGATACGAAAAAACGCCAACTAAGGCGTTTTTGTGTTGGGCAATTACCTAAAGCGATTCTTGGTGCCCATGGTTACAATATGCCGTGTATTTAATGCCAATGGACTGATTAACCATTCTGACGCCGCCGTGCTTCTTACATGCAATTTCTGCCCTACTATAAGCCTCACTTGTTACGACTGGAGATAATTGCGGCACAATCCCACAGCCTGACAAGATTAAAGCCATTAATGCAATTGATAATTTTTTCATGATTAATTTCTCTCTTTGGTTTGGTTGTTTATACTTCGTTTAATCTTAATGATTTTTTAGTTAAAATAAAATTTACATCAACATTGACAACTTCATTATGATTGGAGTTAATTCTTAAGTCACGTTGGCCGCTAATTTCTTTGCCGTCAATCGCCACGACAAGCTCACCTCTCTTATTGAAAGCAATCTCAATATCAAGAAAGTCAGCAGACGCGCTTAACACTCTTGGCATGTGTCGAGCAATGCAATCAGCCCCAACAATATCAGTTAACTGTTCAATCTCCTTTTCGGTTAGATCCTTTGTTATTAGTAAAAACGGTTTTCCTGTTGCCATAATCCATTCCTCTTTAATTTAAATAATAGTATCAATAAAATTAACGGGCATTGACCCAAAAAATATCGCGGCGTATGAATAACATTCAAGTGGTATTATCATTTGTCGAACTTTATTTCTGTTATTTTGGTTTTTAACTTGGAATTCAAGTTTTTAAAACCCTCTTGTAAATGCTGTAAACTGTTACCTTTCTTGCCGGTGTCCACGTAAATCTTTGCGTCAATCCACATCAGTTTAACCACTATTACAAATGTATTATGAAGAAAAGGAATAAGCTTTATCTGCCGGAGTAAATATACGGACATAACAAGTACGTAGCCTATAGCTATAACTGTAAAAACAACAGCATGCACTAATAGGGCACGAATAAATCTTTTAATGTATTTAATCATTATTCACCTCTTGCTTTAGCTAGTAATAACAAAACCTCATCTGGAAAGTCCTCTCCGCAAGCAGATGATGCGCGTAATGCATCAATCGAACCTTCAAGCATTCGATACATTTTAGGCGCTGCGGCGATTAGATGGGCGTCAATCTCGTTTTGCTCCGCTGTTTTCGAGTCATTCCATGAATTAAAAAATGACGCACCATTAACTGTTACGGTCTCGCCAGCTGAACAGTTATCGTGTGTAATCTCCCACTCGCCCGGCGTAAATTTCTCTTTCATCGTTATCTCCTTATTTGCACCGACCCGATTAATCAAAGCCGGTGGGGTTTTATTTATCTGACCTTATTGTTACTGTTGATTTACCGGCCTTAGTAACCCTGTTTTTGTCGTAATCAACTTTAACAGGGTAAGGATATACAGTAACCTTTGTTTCTACGTAAACAGGCTCCATCGCACCGTTATCGCCAGCACACATAACCCAGGTGGCTGCTGTATTTTTTGAGGCGAAGATGCCATTTGGCTCCGCTTGCTCTACGCTTGTTAATGCGCCAGCCCCTTGATGTCGGCCGTTTTGATTTAAATCTGTTGGCACTAAAGGATTAGTCAGGCTGGTGTCATAAGGAATACCAAAGCCAATCGATGAACAATCCCCCTCAATCGATCCCAAATCACTGCGCCACACCGAATGCGTAACGGCTCTCATGTTTCTGACGTTATACAGCTCGATCACCATGTGGCGTTCTAAACTCCAGTTATAGCTAGGGACAGGCTGAGATTTTGCGTATTGAGACTGCTGTTGCTGAGCTTGTTTTGTGTCTCTAGCCCCCTGAGAATTGCTTTCCAGACACCCTGATAACATAACAACCGATAATGACGCGACAATTAATAATTTTTTCATGATAGACCCTTAAAGTTGTGTTGCTTGCAATTGAATTTCTAATACTTTTCTTTGTGCCATTAGCTGATCGCGCATTTCTGGGTTTTTATAAATGTTCATATCAACTTCTGCGATTTGAGCTTGCAACACCAAGGCTCGAGACTCCATACCTTTTTTGTATTGGAAGCTATTTTCAAAAACAACTCGCTCACCGAAAACGCCAGCGAATCTAAGACCCGCACCAACGGCGCTCAATACGATTATAGTTAAAATTGTATAACCCATGATCTTGCTATATTCCTTAAACATTTTGCTTTCCTCTTGTTATGTCTTATTGACTAATTTAATTTGTGTTAACTTCGTTTTACGCTGACACACATCGCCGTCATACCAAAAACAGCCCATTTTGATGTAACGATATACTTGAGTTCTGGATGTGCCAAGGAATTTGGCAAACGCTCGCTTACTGCCGTTGTGGTTTTCTTTTATGTGTTGCTCTAAATCCATGTTGCCACCTTAGAGATAAAATAAGTTAATGCGCCTATTGCAAAGGCTCCGAGTTCAGCCATGTAAAAATAACGCTCTGCTTTGTGGTTATCGTCCATTCTGGTCATGATTTATTCCTTATGCGGCTATAACGCCATCTTTAACAATTTTTGAATCGAATTTGCCAAGGCCGTTTTTAACTACTGAAAAGATGCGATATGCCATACCTTTAACTTCAGGGTTGCTCTTTATCATTTTACGAGACAACATTTGTAACTGTGATAAATCGTCTGCTATAACTTCAGTTCTTAATTGAAGTCCGAAATCTGAAGTTTGTAGTTGAAGTAAGTAAGTCATGATATTCGCCTTTTTTGTTGTTCGCCTTGTCTATGCACTAACTATAATACACATTTATGATACATGCAACGCTTTTGTTGAATTTAGGCAATAAAAAAGACCCGGGCTTTAATCGGGTCTAGTTACTTTTCGATCACCTCCTTATCGTTTAGAGGTTTATCCTACCTTGTCGGGGTTATTCTTTGTTATCTATCCTCGGTCGATTTAACGGCCTCTATAATCATTATTATGTCGCTCTTAGTGATCGAGCTGTCACCTTTTACCGCCTGCCATATCAGGCTTGATGCGGCTAAAATAAGAGAAAGCAGTAATGCTCTTAACATCCAGGTTGCATTCCTAACGAATAACCCACTCTCAACGGCTTGCTTTTCTAAGTCATCAACAACGTCAGTCAGCTTGTCTATCGCTTTCGATGTCAACTCGTTTGTTATTCTCTGACTGTCTATGAATACGTCGAATTTGTCGCTCATGAAACTTTCGCCTTATAGTATATGCGCCAACGTGCAGCCACAAAACGAAGCCTATGCCAAATAACACCAGCAATATGAGATAAGTGAGATAGCGCATTGCGTCCCGTCCATAACAAAATAACTACCTCTAAGGCCCGGTAAGTTGGGGCGAAATAACCCTGCCTGAAATCACTAAAAATATAATAATTACTTGGTTCTAAATATATTATGTTAAGAAATATAGCACAGAGATTTACGAACATGAACAGCCACAAAAGGATAGA